ACCAAGAGTGAGATTGATCTCAGTAAACTCATATCCAGATTTTGACAATAATGCATATGATGTTGTTATTATGTATGAAATAATTGGTGCGGAAGTTCCTATACAAGAATTACAATTTGTTTTGCAACCATCTAGGTAAAAATGCCATTAGCAAACTTCGCTAACCTGGATTTCAACCAGGTTAAAACAACGCTCAGAGATTACTTAAAAGCGAATTCTAACTTTACTGATTATGACTTTGAGGGATCCAATCTCTCAACGATACTTGATGTTTTGGCATATAATACTTACATTACCTCATATAATGCAAATATGGTTGCAAATGAGGTTTTTATTGATAGTGCAACTCTTAGAGAGAATGTTGTTGCACTTGCAAGAAATATTGGATATGTTCCAAGATCAAGAAAAGCAGCAACTGCATCAATCAGTTTCTTTGTAGATGCTACAGTTTTTAATATTAGTCCACTACCATCAACAATCACTCTTAAGAAAGGTCCTGTTGTAACTTCATCTGGTAGTTTTGGTGGACAGTCTTTTGTATTTTCAATTTTAGAGGATATTAGTGTTCCTGTTATAGATGGAATTGCAAGTTTTAATGATATTTCAGTCTATCAAGGATCATTACTTTCTTCTAATTTTACCTATAGCTCAAGAATACCAAATCAGAGATTCATTCTACCAAACTCTGGAGTAGATACTGCTCTTATTAATGTAGTTGTAAAAACAAACGAAGACGCCACTACAGGTACAAAGTATAGTCTTCAAGATAGTTTATTCCAGGTTTTATCTGATTCAAAAGTATATTTCTTACAAGAAATTGAGGATGAAAGATATGAATTAATTTTTGGTGATGATGTATTCGGAAAAGCATTAGAAGAAGGAAATTATATAACATCCGATTATATTGTTTGTGACGGAGATTCTGCGAATGGTATAAGTCAATTTTCTTTTGCAGGTAGATTAACATATACAAGAAATTCGGTTACTTCAACAATCACTTCTGGAATTTCTGCTGTAACTACTGGATTAGTCGCTACTGGTGGGGAAAGTATTGAATCTGTTGAATCTATTAAAAAGTATGCACCAAGAATCTATGCATCTCAAAATAGAGCACTTACTGCAGACGACTATGAGACTTTAATTCCCGCAAGAATATATCCAGAAACTGAATCAATTTCAGTATTTGGTGGTGAAGAATTAGTACCTCCACAATATGGTAAAGTCTTTATTAGTATCAAACCAAGAACAGGTGATTTCTTACCAAATCTGACAAAGGAAAACATCAAACTAAGATTGAAAAAATATTCTGTTGCTGGAATAGTCCCAGAAATTTTAGATCTGAAGTATCTTTATATTGAATCAAATTCAAAAGTATACTATAACACAAACTTAGCACCCAATGCAGACTATGTTTCTACATTGGTCCAAACAAATGCAAATAAGTATGCTGATTCTACCGAATTAAACAAATATGGTGCCAGATTTAAGTATAGTAAGTTTTTAAAAATAATTGATGACAGTCACGAATCTGTAACTTCTAATATCACGACAATACAGATGAGAAGAGATCTGAGAGTCGTGTTAAACGCATTCTCAGAGTATCAAATTGGATTCGGAAATCAATTCCATATTAGTAGTATGGATGGATACAACATTAAATCATCAGCGTTTCTTGTAAGTGGTATTTCACAACCAGTATATCTTTCAGACATTCCCAACACTAACGGAGAAACTGGAAATATTTTCTTCTTTACTGTTCCGTCTGCAAATTCCACGAGTGCAACTATTTTGAGGAGAAATGTTGGAAGTATTGATTATAAGAGAGGAATTATAACCTTAAATCCAATTAGTGTGATTGGAGGCAAGTTGAAGGATGGACAAACAATTATAGAAATCTCTGCCATACCACATTCAAATGATGTTGTCGGATTACAGGATTTATATTTGCAACTAGATATTAATAACAGTACTTTTGATATGGTGACTGACAATATTGCTTCTGGTCTTGATCCCTCGGCATCAAACTACATATCATCTTCAAGTTATGCAAATGGTGCTTTGGTAAGACCAACCCCAACAATTACAAGTGGTGGAACGACGATTTCAACAACAAATGTAAATCCGACGAATACAGCAGGAACTACTGCAACTACCACTACATCCTCTCCTAGTGCTTCCTCAGGGACTTCTTTCGGTTCAACATACTAGAAACGTAATAAAATCATAAAATGACAGAACAGAGAATTAAGCTTAACAACATCGTTCAGAACCAGATTCCCTCATATGTTAGAGAGGAATTTCCACTAATTTCTGAATTTTTAAAGCAATATTATATTGCCCAAGAGTTTCAAGGAGCTCCTGTTGATTTAATTCAAAACATTGATAGGTATATCAAGTTAGATGAAACTACTTCTCTTGTAGAGTCTGTCATTTTAAGTTCTGATATTGAGGAATTTGATACAACAATATCTGTTGACCTAGTAAAGTCTCCGTCTGGTACGAATGGATTTCCAGATTCTTATGGTATTTTAAAAATTAATGATGAAATAATCACTTATACAGGAAAAACTTCATCAGCATTTACCGGTTGTATAAGAGGATTTTCTGGTATTTCTTCGTATAGTCAGGATGCAAATCCAGAAGAGCTAGTCTTTAGTTCTACTTTAGCTGCTGAGCACGCAACGGGATCAACAATAGAGAATTTAAGTATTCTCTTTTTAAAAGAATTTTTATCAAAAACAAAAAATCAATTTTTACCAGGACTAAACGAAAGAGATCTTTCATCTCAATTAAATCAAAATCTTTTTATTAAGCAAGCAAAAGATTTTTATCTAACTAGAGGTACGGATCGTTCGTTTGAAATTTTATTCAAAGCTTTATACAATGAAAATGTAAATATAGTAAAACCAAGAGATTTTCTTTTTACTCCATCAAACGGTCAATTTAGAGTTACTAATGATTTTGTAGTAGAATCTTTAAATGGGGATCCAATGGATCTCACAGATTCAACATTATTCCAAAATGATTATAGTGATACTATTACCAAGGCATATGCACCAATAACTAAGGTTGAAAAAATTATATCTGGATTGGGTCAAACATATTATAAGTTAAGTATTGATTCTGGGTATGACAGAGATATTGAAGTTGAAGGATCAATTTATGGTGCATTTTCTATTCACCCGAAAACCAAATTAATCGGACAAGTTTCTGCCGGAACAACGGTATTAGATGTTGATTCTACCTTAGGATTTCCAGACTCTGGAGAACTTTCTGTAAGATATAACGATTTCTCATCAGGAATAGTATCATATACTTCAAAATCTATAAATCAATTTTATGGATGCGAAAATGTTAATGGAACCATCTTAAATGCAGAAAATGTTGGTATTAACACCTATGCATATGGTCAATCATTTTCAAATCCAAATGAAATAATAACGGTAAAAATTAGATCCGTTCTTGGATCTCTAGATTACCCATCAAATGCATATTATTATTCTCCAGAAGATACTGTTAGAATAAAAACTCTTGGATCAAATAAATCTGATTTCAAATCAAAGAATTGGATTTTAAATATCTCACCTATTTTCCAAGTAGAAAGTATTACTTTACTTGACAACGCAGACAAAACTTATAGATTAAAATTAACTAAGGATCATCCATTTAGAATCGGAGATTCTGCTACTATCATCGGTAATGGTGCAGATAAAACAACAAAAATTATAGAAATTACTTCATCAGACACCTTTGTAGTAAAAGGTCAGGGTGAATTGAACATCTCCCTTAGCTACAAGATCAGGAAGAACCTACAAAGAGCACTTTCAACTAAGTTTCCAAAAGTTTCTTCATATGGTTCTAATGTTCAAAACATTTATAATGACCAAGACAAGATACTTGTCGCAACTCCATCATTACCTTTCTATGATGGACAACCTTTAGAAACTACAGACAGATCAATAACATTTTCTGGAACTTTTTCTGGTTCTCAATTTAAAATTACAAATAACTCTGATCATGGATTCTACACTGGTGATGCTGTTTACTATATTCCAGAAAAAGTACAAATTCAAACTTTTGTTGGAACTGCACTAACAACGATAACTTCTATTAACTCATCTTTATTTGATGAGGGACTCTTCTTCGCATATAGGGTTAGTTCAACTACAATTAAACTTGCAAGAAGTAGAACTGATCTTTTTAATGGTAGATTTGTTTCTTTGAATGGAGAAACAACAGTAACAAATAATATAATTAAACCCTATGATTTTAGATTCAAGACGCTACAAAATCAAAAACTTTTTAGAGAAATCTCTGATCCTATTGATAATGGAGTTGTTACTGAAACAAAACCTGGATTTACTGGTATCTTGATAAATGGTGTTGAAATTAGAAACTATAAGTCATCAGATGTTGTCTATTATGGAAAGCTCAATGAAATTGAAGTAACATCATCTGGTAGCGATTACGATGTGATCAATCCACCTTTAATCAATATTTCAGACTCTACTGGAATTGGTGCGACTGGTTACGTTGCCATCTCAGGATCTCTACAATCAATTAGAGTTTTAGATTCTGGATTTGATTATATTGAAACTCCAACTATTAAAATATCTGGGGGAAATGGATCAGGTGCTTTAGCAAGCCCAAGCATGAAGTTAATTGATCACTCTGTTTCATTTAATTCAGAGGATTCTTCAAATGCTGGTGTGGCAATAACAGCAAATACTATTGGATTTGGCACTTATCACAAGTTTAGAAATTCTGAAGAGGTTTTATACCAAACATTCTCTCAAAAAGCGGTTGGTGGAATAAGCACAAATGCAACTTATTATGTCTCCGTTCAAAGTGATTATGTCATAAAGTTACACAAAACCAAGGGTGATGCTATTGCAGGAATCAACACAGTTGATCTTACATCAATTGGAATTGGTAAGCATTCTTTTAAGGCAACCAATAAGAAATATGTGTTATCTGCAATTAATGTAGTTTCTGCAGGAAATGGATATCAAAACAAACAAAGAACTTGCTCATCTAGTGGTGTAAGCACTTCATATAATCAAATTACAATCACAAACCACGGATATGGTTCTGGAGAGATTGTAAAATACACTTCGGACGGAACTACGATTGGGGGACTATCCAGTGGTTCTGAGTATTATCTGACAAAAGTTGATGATGATAATTTCAAATTATCTCAAATAGGACTTGGAACAATAAGTCAAGATTTTTATTATAAAACAAATCAGTATGTCAACTTGACTTCGGTTGGAGTTGGAACTCATTCGTTCAATTATCAGGATATTACTGTTACAGTATCTGGAAAAATTGGTATATCTTCGGTTGGATCAGAAACATTTGAAGCAAGAGTTCAACCAATATTCAGAGGTTCTGTAACTTCCGTTCATCTTTCTAATCAAGGTGTTGGGTATGGGTCTTCTGAAGTAATAAATCTGGATAAACAACCACAAATAACATTAATATCAGGACAAGATGCTCAACTTTCTCCTGTAATAGAAAATGGAAAAATCATTGAGGTTGTTGTTCTAAACTCCGGTAAAAAATACAATTCCCCTCCAGACCTGATCATATCTGGAGATGGTGTTGGTGCAGTTATCACTCCAGTTTTAACTAATGGACTTATATCATCAGTTAAAGTGGTGGAATCTGGTGGAGGATATAGTCAACAAAATACTTCAATCTCAGTTCTTTTCCCAGGTAAAGGTGCGGAATTTAGAGCAAAAATTCAAAAATGGACAGTAAACCTTTTTAGAAGAAATTTTGTTAACTTTACTGGTGATGATGGATATATTTCTTCTGGAATAAACGAAGATTATGAATTAGAATACTCTCATTTATATGCACCAAGAAAACTTAGAGAAATAATTTATTCTGTAGATCAACAAGGAAATAGTCTTTTTACACAAAAAGATCTTGCTAAAGTAAACAATTTAGAAGTCTCGGCATCAAATCACTCACCAATTATAGGATGGTCTTATGATGGCCATCCAATCTACGGACCATATGGATACACTACAAGATCTGGAGGTACAGTAACTCAGTTAAGATCTGGTTATAATCTGATTCTGAAAGAAAATAGACCACCAGTTGCAAGTTTTCCAGAAGGATTCTTTGTAGAGGACTATACTTATGTAAGAGTTAGCAATGAAACAGTTCTTGATGAAAATAATGGAAGATTCTGTGTAACTCCTGAGTATCCAAACGGAACTTATGCATATTTTGCAACTTTTGAATCCGCATTAGATTCATCTGGTCCTTTTGTTGGATATAAGAGACCAGCATTCCCATACTTAATTGGAAATAGTTTTAAATCAACTCCAAATAGATTTAATTTTGATTATAGATCTAATCAAGATCAAATTGATCTGAATAAAACAAAGTGGTTAAGAAACACTGATTCTTATAATTTAATTGATGGTACTGTAGTATATGAATATCTGAGTTTACCAAATAATTTAAATCAGTCACTAGATGTCACCGCTGTTTATCCCGGAAATGTTGATAATGTCGGAATTATTACCGGTGGTAATAATTATAGAGTAAATGATTCTGTTGTTTTTGATAATGAAGGGACTCAGGGAGATGGTGCTTCTGCTAGGGTATCAAGAATTTTAGGTAAATCGGTCAACACTATTAGCGTAGCAACTAGTTCAATTACAAATGTTGAAATTTATCCATCAGACAACAAAGGAAACTACACTATAGTTTGTGAAAATCCTCATAATTTTAAAGATGGAGATTTTGTATCAATATCTGGACTCTCTACAACTTCATCTAAAATTGGTGGAATTTACAGAGCTGGAGTTGGAACGAACACTCTTGCTGTTGCTGGAGTAGGAACAACTTCATCTGGAATTGGAACAGTAGGATTTACTGGTATAGTAACTTATTTTGGTGTATCTGGTAATCTGGGAATATTGAGAATAAAAGAAAATGATATACTTGATATTGGAACAGAAAGAGTAAAGGTATTAAATGTTGAACCAGAGTATTCTAGAATTAGAGTAATTAGAGAATTTGATGGCACTGTAGGATCATCACACTCCGTAACTACTATCTTATATGAAGATCCTAGAAGACTTACAATTAATGCAGGGTTTAACACATCATACGAATTTAAAGAAAATAGAGAGATCTATTTCAATCCTTTAGAATCTGTTGGTTTAGGAACACTATCTGGTGTTGGTATAGGAACTACAATATTCCTGTCAAACCCAGGAACAGGTATTTCTCAAATATTCATTCCAACAAAGTCAATTTATATTAGAAATCATGGTTTAGAAACTGGTGACGAATTAACATATTCCTCAAATAATGGAAGTGGACTCGTAGTGCTAGAGAATGGTGTTGGTATAGGTACAACACTGTCAGATCAACAATCAGTATTTGTTGCTAAAATTTCAAATGATTTAATTGGATTATCTACAGTAAGAGTTGGTTTAGGAACAACAGGGACTTTTGTTGGTATTGCATCAACTGTTGCAAATGCGACAACGATGGCATTTACTGGCATTGGAACTGGAGAATATCATAGTTTTACTACAAATTATCAAGCAATAACAGCGACGATTACAAGAAATCTTGTAACTGTTTCTACAGCTCAAACACATGGATTGGATTCTGACCATAGCGTATATGTTAATGTAAGACCATCAATATCAACAACATATACTATTACGTATAATGACTATAATAGAAAACTTTTAATCAATCCAAAAAACTTTACTTCTTCTGGAATTAACACTTTATCAAACTCTATTACTATAGTAAATCATGGATATGAAACTGGAAATAAAGTAATTCATACATCAACAAATCCAGCTCAGGGATTGGAGGATAATAGAGTATATTATATTGTGAAGATTGACTCGGACAAATTTAAGTTATCCGATACCTACTATGATTCTGTCAGCGCAAAACCACCTATCGTAGGTATTGCTAGCACTTCTAGTGGAACTATTTCTCTTGTCAATCCACCCATTAAAGTGTATGGAAATTCATCTTTAGTATTTGATTTGTCTGATAGTTCGCTATCATATATCAATCAGGCAACTCTTTATCCAGCATTTGAATTTAATTTTTATCTTGATGAAAATTATACAGAACCATTCTATAAAGATGAATCTAGAAAAACTTTTAACGTTCAAAGAACTGGTAGAGTTGGAATAGATACCGATGCAAAAATTACTCTATCAATTGATGATAATACTCCAACCAAACTTTATTATAAATTAGACCCAATACAAGAAAGTTCTTTACCAATAGAAAAATCTGAAATAAATGTTGATAATTCTGTGTTGTCAAATAACCAGGTAAGTATTGTAAAGAGCCTTTATAATGGAAAACATATTGTATCTGTAGCGTCTACAGGTAGTTTCACCTTCTCTATACCAGAAACTCCAGAAATATCTTCATACACACCATCAAATTCAATAATCACTTATGAAACAGACTGTATCAGTGCTTATGGTCCAATAACAAAAATTGAGATTAAAGATGGAGGGAGAAACTATTATTCTATTCCTGGAATAACATCAATCACAACTGGTATTGGTTCTGGTGCTATTTTGGAAGCATCAAGCACAACAATTGGAAAGATTGCTAGAACAAAAATTAATGATATTGGTTTTGACTTCCCAGCGGATAAAACTTTAAGACCAAGTGCTTCTTTACCACAAATTATTAAAATTGAGTCCTTAACCTCTTTGAGATCTGTTGGAGTTTCATCTTTTGGTAGAGGGTATAACTCTGCACCAAAACTTCTAGTTTTTGATGGTAAAACTGATGAATTGGTAAGAGAAGTTGATTTGAAGTATCAATTAGGCAACTCTAAGGTTGAAATTTTAAGAAACACTTTTGGAATAAGCAACACTAAACCAAGATTCCTACCCATCCAAAACTCAAATGGTGTTGGAATAAGTTCGGTTGGATTCAATACCACAACCAATGATGTGACTGTTACTTTGTCTGTAGGATTTAGTACTGCAGATTCTTTCCCATTCGTTGTTAACGATAGAGTTCTGATTGAAAATGTAAGTGTAGGTATTGGTTCAACTTTAAAGGGATATAATTCTAATGCTTATGGGTATCAATTATTTACTTTAACTGCAGTAGATAAAAATCTTGGTGGAATTGGATCGGTCACTTACAATCTGTCAAACTATATTAATTCTGGAGAAAATCCAGGAACTTTTGATGCACTCAATTCTTCTGGAAGAATAATTCCTGAAAAATATTTCCCAACCTTTAATGCAGAACTTCAACCAAACGACTACATTCAAGGTGAAGTTGTAAACTCAGACTCTTCAACAGGAATTGTTGAAAGTTGGAATAATAATACTGGTATATTAAAAATTTCTTCAAGTAAAGACTTTAAACCTAGTGAAAAGATAATAGGTGAATCTTCTTTAACTCAAGGTATTGCATCATCAATTACTTCCTTTGATTCAGATTTTAATTTGAATTCTTTCTCAAAGGTTATAAGTGGATGGAATTCAAATTCTGGATTCTTAAATGATAATTTGCAGAGAGTTCAAGATAGTTTTTATTATCAAAACTTCTCATATTCAATTAAATCTAGAGTTACATACGATACTTGGAACGATGCAGTCAGTTCATTAAACCACTCTGCAGGATTTATAAAGTTTTCCGATTATCAATTAGAATCTTCTCTGCCAGATTCAAATAGAAACTCAATGACTGTTGGAATTACAACAGATCTTACTTCGTTTGAAGTTATCGGAGATTTAACTTCAGTAGTTAATCTTAACTGTGTTTATGATTTTGATCTTGTCACTGAAAATTCACTAACCCAGGGATCTACAATCCTATCTGATGAAATTATATTCTCAAGTAGAATCTTGACTGACTATTTTGAATCTTTTGGAAATAGAGTTCTATCTATTGATGATTTGGGAAGTCAATTTAATAGCAACCCAAGATCAACCGCATTTAGTATTATAAACACCTTTAACTTATCTGATATAAGAGCTCAAAAATATTTTGCATACATCAGAGACATTCGCTTTACTGCTCAGAGACAATTGATGGCAATTACTCTGGTTCATGATGGAACATTTGCATATATCAATCAATATGGAAGAACTGAGACTGTTTATGATTTAGGATATTTTGATTTCACAATATCAGGATCTGACGGACAACTTCTATTCTATCCAACAAGATATACAGTAAATGACTATCAACTTGCTGTAATATCTTACAATCTAGATGATAATCTCTTAGGAATTGGTACGACAAGCATTGGTGGTGTGGTTAATATTCAGACTTCAAGTAAAGAAGCTGTTGGAATAGCATCAACAACAATTGTTTCCATTGGATCTACATACAGATCAGTAAAAGCTCTTATTGAAATTACTGGTTCTGCAAATGAATATGAGTTTGATGAATTGAATATAATTCATGATGGAACTGAGGTTTACTTCACTGATTATGGTCAAGTAACTACAAATCCAGGTTCCTTTGGAATATCTGGATTTGGAACATATTATCCATATATTTCTGGATCAAACTTGTTGGTTGACTTTATACCAAATCCTGGTGTCGCAGTAACCGTTAATACAATTCAAGTTGCAATCAGCAGTGAAGGTGTTAGTGGAATTGGAACTATTGACTTGAAACATGCAAGACTTGAAGGTAGATCAACCACAATTGCTTCTTCAGGCACGCCTGGCATTCATACAATTGGAAGTTATCCTGATGAGTATGATGCAGCGTATTTTGTTGTTCAGGTTTCTGATACAACAAATGGAAGATATCAAATGTCTGAAGTATTTGTTGTGGATGATTATGTTTCATCTACCGCCAGTGCAGACACTTATGATACTGAATTTGGAGTTGTAGAGACAGTAACTGGTCTTGGAACAATTGGTTCTAGACTGATTGGGGCATCTTCTGGTATAGGAACTGTTGAACTTCTCTTTACACCAATAGCAGGTATTGATGCATCCGTAAAAGTTTACATGAATGCATTGAGAATACAAGATGACTCTAGAGATGAAATTAGTTTTAATAACGCTACAATAAGAACAGGATTTGGTGATTATGAAGGAACTGAAAGATCAATCAAAAGAGATTTTGAATTAACGCATAGAAATGATCCTATATTTGCTAGAGATTTTGTAGGAAGCGCAACCTCTATTGTTAATGTTTCTAGCAACACAATCCGTCTTCCAAATCACTTCTTTGTAACTGGAGAAAGTGTTAGATACACTAATCCAGGAACTGGATCAACAATGTCAATCGGAATTGGCACTACCACATTTAGTGGTATTGGTAGCACCGATAGACTTCCTGAAAATATTTTTGTTGTCAAAGTTAATGATGATAGCATCAAACTTGCATCCACTGCTGAGAATGCTCTTAAGGTTGTTCCAGAAACTCTAGACATTACTAGCGTTGGAATAGGAACATCACATAGATTTATTGCAACAAATCAAAATGCAAAAGTTTTAATAGCTCTTGACAATATCATTCAATCACCTGTAGTGTCTACTGCAGTCACATCTATCCTTGCAGATCAACTTTTCACAACTGATGACATAATTAAATTAACAGGAATTACCTCTATTTTTGGGTCGGATTTACTTCAGATTGGATCTGAAATTGTAAAAGTTGAGGGAGTTGGAATTGGAAGCACTAATTATGTTAGAGTCCGTAGAAACTGGTTGGGAACACCTCTTGCAGGATACTCAACTGGAGCTTTAGTAACAAAAGTAATTGGTAATTATAATATTGTTGACAATACTCTTAATTTTGTTGAAGCACCATATGGAAATACTCCACTTGGAACAAGCACAAATCCACCGGATGAGAGAGATTGGACTGGTATATCAACAAGTTCAAGTTTCCAAGGAAGAACCTTCTTACGTTCTGGTGTAGTAAACACAATAGATGAAACATATCATAAGAACTACGTTTTTGATGATATATCATTTGGATTTAATGGTGACAATAGAACTTTTACATTAAAGTCAAATGGATCTGATGTTACCGGAATTTCTACCGAAAATGCAATCATTTTAATAAATGATGTCTTCCAAGGTCCTGGTATAACTTATGATTACAATTTAACCGAAAATGCAGGTATTACTTCAGTAACATTTACTGGAACAGCAACATCAATTTCTTCTGATCCAAATACCACAAACCTGCCTCTTGGTGGAGTAATAATTTCTGTTGGTTCAACAGAGGGTTTTGGATATCAACCGTTGGTTGCTGCAGGTGGAACTGCTATTATTTCTGGTTTTGGAACAATTTCATCTGTTAGTATTGGTAATAGTGGTTCTGGATATAGATCTGGTATTCAAACAAACGTTAGAGTAGCTGTTCAAACAAGCAGCACTGGAACACTGAATTTGGAGTTTATTGGCACAGCAACAGTAAGCAATGGTAATGTAGTAAGTGTTGCTATTACAAATCCAGGTGCTGGTTACACTAGCACGAATCCACCTATTGTTGTTTTTGATTCACCACTCTCATATGATAACATTGCTTTAGAATACAGTTCTTCATCTGTATCTGGATTTGGTACAGGTGCTACTATTAATGTTGTTGTTGGTCAAGGTTCCAGTGTCATTGATTTTGAAATTAGTAATACTGGTAGAGGATATGGTATTGGTGAAATTTTAACAATTCCTGTAGGAGGACCAACTGGAATTCCTACAGATCCATCAAAACCATTCACAGAATTTAAGGTAACTATTCAAAATACATTTACTGATGAATTTACAGGGTGGTCTATTGGAACTCTCCAAGTTTTAGATAACATTGAAAACTTATTTGATGGATCAACAACAACTTTCCCATTAAGAGTTGCTGGTAATTTGGTTTCAATTAGATCATCTAGAGGTTCTAAGATCAATGTTCAAGATGTATTATTGATATTTGTCAATGATATTCTCCAAGTTCCAGGGAAAGGATATACTTTTACTGGTGGAAGCATCTTAACCTTTACTGAAGCACCAAAAGTTGGAGATACTTGTAAGATTATTTTCTATAAAGGAAATGGAGACTCTGATGTTGTCTTCAGAAATATTATTGAAACGGTTAAAGTTGGTGATGAATTGACAGTTGGTTATGATAGTGACTCGGGACAGACTTCAGTTCTTCAAGAAGATCCAAGGACCGTCACAAGTATTGATTCCACAGATATTACATCAACAATACCATACTTTGGACCAGGAAATACTGAAGATGAATCTTTACTTAGACCTGTCGTTTGGTGTAGACAAACTGAAGATAAAATTATTGATGAAAAAGAAGTAGGTAAAGATAGAGAGCTCTATGAGCCAGTAATTAATCCATTTGCATATATTATAAATTCTGTTGGTGTGGGATCAACCGAAATATACGTTAATAGTGTCAGACCATTCTTTAATGCCCAAAATGAGAATGATACTTCTTTAGTATTCCAAAATAAAGTTAAGTTTATTTCTCAAGATGAGAAAATTTCTGCTGCTGCAACAGCAGTTGTTTCTACTGCAGGAACAATTTCTTTCATTGCAATTTCAACTGGTGGTTTGGGATATTCAACCACTCCTACAGTTTCAATTGGTGGTACTTTGCAATCAGCAGTTGGACTTGGAACTACAGCAACAGCAACAGCAGTGATTAGTGCTGGCGGCACTGTTTCTACAATTAATCTTGCAAATGCAGGAACTGGTTACACAAATACAAATCCACCAGTTGTTCTAATCTCTCCTCCAACTATTGTTGATGAGGAAAATAATGTTACAACATATAGTGGAGACTTTGGTGTTGTTGTTGGATTTGGAACAACAACGATCAGTTCACAACCTCAACTGATTCTTGATTTGTTTATTCCAATAACCTCTTACATGAGAGATGCAGATGTTGTTGGAACAGCAGTTACTATCAGTGGAATATCCACAGGTGATTATTTTGTTATTTCAAATTCAAACATTGGTTCTGCAGTAACTTCTCTGTCTTCTTCTGGATCAGTTGTGGGTGTTGGAACTTCATTTATTGACAATGTTTATTATGTTGACAACCATGAAACTATACTCGCACCTACAGGAATTGCTTCCAATGGAGTTGGAATTGGAACATCAAGCGTTAAGAGAGTATTTGTTAGAGTAACTGACAACTTTACTTACAGTGGAGTTTCTACATCTGGATATTTTGGTGAGTATAGTTGGGGTAAAATACTTCTTGACTCAAGATCAGGAATTAACTCATATACCGCATATACATCAAATGGTGTTAGTGGAATAACTACCTCAATGATAGTTCAAAGATTTGAATCTCTGAAATTTAAAAACTATCTCAACTAATACTGAATAAATAAATAAAAAACTCCGTCAAATGGCTGCAATTATAACTGATCAGATTAGAATATTAAATGCAAAAAACTTTGTCTCTGACGTAGGTGTTAACGCTTATTATTCTTTTATAGGATTACCAAATCCAACTGATTATCAGTCTGATTGGAATACGACTCCACCAGCACCAAAAGATAACTTTAGTCAAGAAAATGACTATTGGGATACAATGATTGCGCTGAAGAAAATCAATTCTTCAGATGTCAGACAAGTTGTTCCAAAAAGATCATGGTCTTCTGGAACAACTTATGATATGTATAGACATGATTATAGTAGATCCAACACAGCTAGAGTTTCTGGAGCGACGAATTTATATTCAGCATCGTATTTTGTTTTAAACAGTGAATACCGAGTTTATATTTGTCTTCAAAATGGAACGGACCCTGATAATCCAAATGGAAGACCATCTTTGGATGAACCAACATTCACGGATTTAGAACCAAGAACAGCTGGCACAAGTGGAGATGGATATATTTGGAAATATCTTTATACGGTTAAACCAAGCGAAGTTGTAAAATTTGAAACATCCGACTACATTTCAGTTCCTGCAGATTGGACAACTGGCGCAGAAAATTCTGCAGTAAGAAATAATGCTGTTGATGGATCAATTAAGATTGTTACCATAACCAATAGAGGTGCTGGTATTGGAACAGCAAATACAACTTATACCAGAGTTCCAATTAAAGGAGATGGTTCCAATGCTGAATGCACTATTGTCATTGGTGCAGATCAAAAAGTTGATAGTGTTGTGGTATCAAATCAAGGTTCAGGATATACTTATGGTAATGTAGATTTAGTTGCAGGTGGTGTTCCAACTGGTAGCACAAGACCAACATTTGATGTAATAATGAGTCCTCAGGGAGGTCATGGCGCAGATATCTATAGAGAACTTGGTGCATTTAATGTTCTCTTGTATTCTAGAATAGAAAATGACAATGAAAATCCAGATTTTATAACTGGTAATCAAATTGCCAGAATTGGAATTGTTCAGAATCCCAAAACTTTTGGATCTAGTTCAGTTTTAACTTCTGATAAAGTTAGCGCAGTTTCTGCATTAAGATTAACTGGTGCTGGATACAGTAGTGCAACGTTCACTGCTGATGGTTACATTACCCAAACAGTTTCAACTGGAGTTACTGCTGTAGGAAGAGTTGTTAATTATGATCAAACTACAGGTGTTTTAAAATATTGGCAAGATAGATCTGTTTCAGGATTTAACACTGTTGGTACTGCACAAACAAACCCAACTTATGGATTTGATTTGACTGAGTTCACTGCTTCTCCATCAAGCGGAGGTAGTTTGTCTATTACAGGTGGTTCTGTTAGTTTGTCAATTAGCACATCCTTCACAGGTGTCTCTACCGTAATAAATAATAGAACATATTATCTTGGACAAACCTTTACCAACGGTATAGCTAACCCAGAGGTGAGCAAGCACGCTGGAAACATAATTTATGTTGACAACAGACCAGCGATAACCAGGTCATCCAATCAAAAAGAAGATATTAAAGTCATTTTGCAGTTCTAAAGAATTATGCCACAGAAAACGAATCTCAACGTAGCGCCATATTTTGATGACTTTGATCCAGCTAATGACTACCATAGAGTTCTTTTTAAGCCTGGTTATCCTGTACAAGCCAGGGAATTAACAGGACTACAATCAATACTTCAAAATCAAATTGAAAGATTTGGTCAACACTTTTTTAAAGAAGGTGCTAAAGTAATTCCAGGAAACATAGGATACACTCAATTATATTATTGCGTTCAATTAAGCAACACTTATCTTGGAGTTCCTGTTTCTGCATATGCAGATCAACTTGTGGGATCAAAGATAACAGGACAGACTTCTGGTGTAAGTGCATATGTTGACAAAGTTCTTTTACCACAAGATTCGGAAAGAGGAAATTTAACTCTTTATATCAATTACTTAAACTCAAGCACTGAGAATAATTCAACCCAAATTTTCTCTGATGGTGAAGAGTTGATTTGCAATCAAACCATTCAGTCAGGACTTCTTGGAAATACATCTATTGCTGCAGGCAGTCCATTTGCCTTGACCCTTTCTTCTGCAGCTGCAGCAACTGGATCAGCGTTTCAAATTGACAATGGTGTTTATTTTATTCGTGGAAACTTTGTTAATGTTAACAAAGAAACTCTTTTATTAGATCAATACGGAACCAACCCAAATTATAGAGTTGGTCTTTTAGTAACAGAAGAAATTATAACAGCGGACCTTGACGAAAATCTTAATGATAATTCTCAAGGATTTAATAATTACTCTGCACCTGGTGCAGATAGACTAAAAATTTCAGTAAGATTATTTAAAAAATCACTTACAGACTTTGATGATGATAATTTTGTAGAACTTTCGTCAATAATTGATGGTAAAATTAAATCAAAAGTTGATCGCGGTGATCTTGGAGGTGGTCCAGGATACTTGGATATTAGGGATACTCTTGCAAAGAGAACCTATGCAGAATCTGGCGATTACTATGTAAAATCTTTTGATGTCAGTTTTTTAAATTCATTAGACGATAAAGTTGGTAGTAGAGGACTATTTCAACCCGGTCAATTTACATATGGTGGATCTACACCATCGGACAATTTGGGAATTTATAAAATTTCTCCAGGTAGGGCGTTTGTTCGTGGATATGACGTAGAACTTCTTGAACCAACTTTTATTGATGCAGAAAAACCAAGATCTACAAAAACTATAGAAGATCAAGAAATAATTTATAACACTGGACCAACAGTAACTTTAAACAGAGTGTATGGAGCACCTACAGTTGGTGTTGGTAATACTTATGTTTTGAGTCTGAGAGATAGTAGACTTGGTGTATCTTCAACTACTGCACCAGGCACAGAAATTGGTGTCGCTAGAGTTTATGATTCTAGATTGGAATCTGGTACCTATAGTGCTACAAATTCAAATACAAATCAGTGGGATATCTCATTATTTGACGTACAAACTTATACAAATATAACTCTTAATGCTCCAATAACTCTTGATGTCCCTACCTTTGTTAAAGGGGCAAATAGCGGTGCATCTGCCTTCTTAGTTTCATCAGTATCTAACAGTTCCTCATTAACTCTTTATGAAACTGAAGGAAATTTTGTTTTAAATGAATCTCTTATATTTGATGGAATTACCAATGGAAGAATTGCTATTGCAATTACTTCTCATAGTATTTCAGATGTAAAATCCGTCTTTGGTACAAACAATGGTATTGTTGGTATCAATACATTTAGTGCTGATGTAATTCAATCATCAGTATTTAATGTTGGAATTGCATCAATTACTACTCTTTCTGGTGGCGTAAGCACGGTAACTAGTGCAAATCCATTGTTCCCAGGAACCTCTACAAAAGTAGGTAATATAATTCAGTATAGTGATCTTTCATCTTCACAAGATCCAATTCTGGCAAAAATAGTCAGTGTAGGATCTTCTACAATAGTAATTCAAGGAGTTGCTGATGTTGCTGGAGTCGCAAATGGAACTCTTCCATCTTCATCATATAATGCAACTGATTTTAAAGTTCTATCAACAAAACTGAAGTCATCTTCTGATAATACTTTATATACAAAACTTCCAAAAAATAATATTTCATCCGTTGATCTTACAGATGCTTCTTTAACGATTAGAAAAACATTCACTGTAAATATTTCTTCAGGACAACTTTCAACACCAGTTGTTGCTGGAACGAATGAGACTTTCTTACCGTTTGACGACGAAAGATATACTTTAATCAGATCAGATGGTGCTACAGAACTTTTAACAACAGATAGATTATCATTCTTAGTTGGTAGCACACAATTACAAATTTTAAATCTTGGATCTGATGATACTGGTGCTACACTGATAGCGACTTTAAGAAAAATAAAACCAAAATCAAAATCAAAAATTAAAAATAGAGTAAACTCTATAGTAATAGATAAATCAAAGTATGATGGATCTGGAATTGGGGCAACAACTCTTAATGATGGATTGACTTTTGGCAATTATCCATTTGGAACTAGAGTTCAGGATGAAATAATCTCCCTTAATGTTCCAGACATTATTGAAATTCATGGAATTTATGAGTCTGCAGACACATCTAATCCATCTGCACCTAAGGTGATACTTTCTTCAATTACTAGTCCATCAACAACAACATTAGAATTTGTTGTTGGAGAACTATTGGTCGGTCAAACTAGTGGAGCCGTTGCAATCTATGCAGAAAGACTGACAGACTCTCAAATATCATTCATATACAAAAATGATATTTCCTTTAAAGAGGGTGAAACTGTAATTTTCCAAGAATCAAATGTTCAGGCAGTAGTTACAACACTTTCTGCACCAAGTTTTGAAATATCACCAAATTATACCTTTACAAATGGTCAAGAAGAAACTTTCTATGACTATGGAACTATAAAGAGAAAATCAAATTCAGAAGAACCATCCAAAAAAATCAAAATTTATTTCTCAAATGGATATTTTGATTCAACAGATGACGGTGATCTGACAACAACAGAGTCTTATAGAAATTTTGATTATGTTAAAGAGATTCATTCCGTTAATGGGTTTAGAAATACAGACATCTTAGATATAAGACCTAGAGTTTCTCCATATACTGTTTCTGCTGGATCCGCATCACCTCTTGAGTTTAATGGCAGAACTTTTAACGCATCTGGAAACTCTGCTACTAACGTGTTAGCCTCTGATGAAAGTATTTTAACAACTTTCTCATTCTATCTACCAAGAATTGATAGAATCTTCCTCACAAAAGAAGGTATTTTCCAAGTTAAATACGGAGTTCCTGCAGAAAAACCAGAAAAACCAGTTCCAGTTGATGAAGCATTAGAGATTGCTACAATTAAACTTTCTCCATATCTTTATTCTCCTAACCAAGCTTCTATTGACTTCTTAGAGCATAAGAGATATAGAATGGTTGATATTAAGCAACTTGAGAATAGAATAAGAAATCTTGAATACTATACATCATTGTCTCTTCTTGAAACTAATACTGCAAACTTATTTGTTCCTGATGCTGATGGTCTGAACAGATTCAAGTCTGGTTTCTTAGTTGATAATTTCTCATCATTCTTGACTCAAGAAAATGGTGCTCCAATTAAAAACAGTATTGATAGACAAAACAAAGAACTCCGTCCAAGACACTATACTAGTTCGGTTGATTTAATCTTTGGACCAGTAGTAAACACAAATCCTGCGGATGACTTAGCTTTTACCCCCATTGAGGGAACGAATGTAAGAAGATCAAACGATGTAATAACCCTTGATTATGCAGAAGTAGAATATATCAAACAAACTTTTGCAACTAGA